CTTCGGCCAAAACAGAACCAATAAAACCAGCCAAGGCCACTTGGGCTTGGTAGGCGGTGTCGCGATTTTTGCTGGCTAGAGCCTTAACTAGCGCGATCTGTTCGGGATTCTTATTTAGAGAAAATTTCATTTTATTTTATATAAATTATTTAACGTTTATTGATTGTTATATTTCTCTATTAGACTAACTGAGGACGAGTACAATCAAATTGGACAAGAGCATACTTACCAGTAGTAGAGCCGGCGAAATAATCGCTAGCGCCCATGGACGAAACACGCTGACCAGTCGCCAAAACTTTACCGATTACGTTATAACCAGTAATCTGAGCGTTACTAGTGCTGACCAATCCAGAAACTTTTCCAGCGGTAGCAGAAATAAAGAGCACAGAATTAGGCACCATGTTGGCATCGACCCAATCAATAGCAGTATCAGCTAAGGTGAACATACCGCGAGTCGCGACGGGGCACGCTTGGCCAGATAGGCAAGCTTGAAGTTCCGCAGTCTTCTGGGGACTATAAAGAAGCTTCTCGTCGTTTTCATCATAAAGAAGAGTCTGATTAAGGGTCATGCCAAACACCGGAGCGTCATTCGTTGCAGCGGTGAAGGTAAGCGGAACAGAAGGATACTTCGCCGAGCCGATAAACGGATAGCTAGTATTGCCCAAATAAGCGTTAGTATTATAGCCGATAGGATCTAGATCCAAATTACCAGCGTTGATTTTTACGAATACACCGGCCGAACCATTACCGTTAGTAGCTGGCTTGTTGTCGGTCGTGTCATTAGCGAACATGTTGATAACATCATGCTCACTATATTGACGGAAGGGAAGAATTCTTAACATATCTTTATATTAAATTTTTAATTGATTATTAGTTATTACAGAGTTTTTTACTTCACGAGAACATTTTTGGAAGAAAATGCTTCGGCTAATTTAGAATATAAATCCTTAGCTTGAGATACTTCGGAAGAAGCTTCAGCTTTCTTTTCGATCTTCAATTTAGCTAAAATAGATTCAATATCAGTTTCCGGCTTCGCAGAAGCCTTCGCCACTTCGCCCGAACGCTTGGCCACTTCAGCTTCGACGCGCTTATTAAATTCAGCTTCGGCTTCAGCTTTGTTAGCCTTATTCTTGTGTTTATATAGAACAGCGATCTTATTTTTATAAGCAGTAAATGCCTCGTCAGATGCGACGGCTTGAAGGTCGGCCGCCAAAATGCCACGGTCAGAATCATCGAAATCATATTCGGCATCAAGTGACGCCATACGAACATTGAACGTGTCGGTCGCAGTTTTCGCGGCCAAAGAAGCTTCCAAGTCTTTCAAACGCTTCTCAGTTTCGGATAGTTTCTGACTATTGCTATCCAAGTCGGCGCGGAGTTTGTCGGCAGAAGCAATGGCTTCCTGCTGAATTTTCTGAGCCTCTTCAATTTTCGCCTGATTGCGAACACTCTCTTGACGAATGCTATCCGCGATCTTTTCAGAGACGGAAGCGATGGAAGCTTCACTGAATTTGACTTCAGGTTGCTTTTCTTGTAGAATTGCCTTAAATTCGGCGATAATTTTTTCTAATTCCATAATGGTATTGATTTTATCTTGATTAAGTATTACATTACTATGTTTAATATGTGAAATTTGCGAGCATTTTTCGATAGATTTCATTGAATCGACTTCAATACAATCCATTTCTTCTGTTTCATCTTCTTCTGTTTCGTCACAACTATCCTCTTCCTCTTCCATTTCCTCATCTTCGTCATCCTCTTCTTCTGACTCTTCGTCTTGACCGTCTACAGTTATAACTCCAGATACTTCGGCGGCTGGATTTGATGTGAATCCAATTCCTAATGGATAAATTTTACCAGTAATTAATCTATATACTGGTTCGCCTTTCGGAGTAGTTCCCTTACCATCATTACATTTAAGATAAGTAGAATACTCCTTTATTTGCTCAGGATCGGTGATTAAGATAGCATCGCGCACGTTTTTGCTACCAACGGCAATAATATAATCGCTAAAGCCAATTTCCCAAGAGGCACTAATTTTACCAAACCAAGGAGAATTAGGGTCACTAGATTCGGCCAAAGCCTCCGCGAATCCCTTTTCTACGGTTTTATAAACGACGGCCGCCAAACAAATGTTGAACGGCGACAATTCAGTTTCGACATCTTGCTCACTCAACGGCTGGTTTTCACCAAACGTTGAAAATCCACTATTGACTATATGGCCAACTATTCTGGTGTTATTATGTTCAATATTTGTTGGTTTATGAATAAAATAGTTTTTTAGAGCTAGGGCGGCCGCCGTGTTTATTCCATCGTGATTTTTGTTAAATCTATTAACAACGGCCGCATTAAAAGCTACTCCTATTAGATCAATATTATTGCTTAAATCTACAGAAGCAGGAATAAGTGGCTTTAGAGAATCTAATGAAGCTTTAGAAATAAACTTAACATCATCAAAGTTAGCCGAAGCTTTAATTATACTAGAAAATTTTGTCTTATACTTATACAGGGACATAAAAGAATTTACATTAATTAGTTAAATTTGCGAATTTAACTTAAATTTCCGAAGAATGGAACAACAAAGCCGCCGTATAAGTTGGCAAATTATGTTCGGCGGCCAAAGTATTTATATCATCCAATATATTCAAATCTTTGATAATGCTTATATCAGTGGCTAAATTAGTGGCTATATTTGACCAATCAGTATTCTTAGAACTAACAATAATTGATTCACAAACATTGGCCGCCAAAGCTTTTTGGTCCTTATTTAAAGATTTTTTATTGAATTTAGTTTTTAATGATTTTTCTACTTGAACATATAAGTCTTTAGTAAGATTCATTACTTGCTCAATTGCGTCCTTAGCAAAAACTTCAGCTTTGCTCTTTGTACCAATCGGCCGCCCCGACTCTTTCTTATTGGGTAAAGTAGAAGGCGCGGCGCCAGCTTTCGGCGCGTTTGGATCGTGCGGCGGCAAAACAGTTGGCACGCCGCCAACCAAAGGATTGTAGAAACCCTTTTTGCGCTCTTGTACGAACTTTTCCTGCGCGGCAACCAAATCTTCCGGAATTGGATAGATACCAGTCTGAATAACTTTGATACCTTCTTCGGGCGGCAATACGCCCAACTCCATCAACCTAGTAACTACTCTATTAAATTGTGTTTCATCCTTAATGCTTACCTCTTCAAATTTAGCAACGGGGCATTTGCCCTTGAAACCTAAAGTAGTAAATATAGTCTGTAATTCTGGTTGTAAAAAGTCATTAATAAAAGCATTTCTAGATTCTTTTAGTCTTTCGAAGAAGACTTGAGCTTTTACTTGAGTATTACCAAATTTATCAGAGCCAATTAGAATATTTTGGAGACCTTCTTTAATATCTTCGTTGACTATTTTATACTTTTCATAACCTAATACTTTGTTCATATCAGGTATAAGCCACTCTCCTTTAGTAGTATAATCAGCAACTAAAATTCTACCAGAAGAAGGATTAGCAAGTAATGATTGCATTGCTTGCAAGTTTTTGGCATTTATGCCGCCCTTGGTAGGTTCATTACCCATAGTTATAAGCAAAATAACATTCTCAATAGTTCTAGAGATAGCTTTATCTATCTTTTTCATCTCTAACTTGAAATCAATATCATCTAGGACTGGGTAAACGAATGGAATAGCAAAAGGTTCATAATCTTGTTTCTTGTAAAAAGAAAAGATCAAATCAGCAGGATCAATTTTCACAGTTACGCCAACAGCACTCCAAGCGCCGCGCTTAATTGCGTCCTGAATTGTCTGGTCCAAACTCTTAAAGATTACTTTATCTGAATCAGTTTTAGGGTCGCGGAGCCTTTCTAGCTCATATTCCGACATCACACGCATATAACACGTATCATGCCACCCATTTGTTCGCCGCGCCGTAACCCAAAATGGATTGAGCAAAGTATATTTAACAGGTATCTTTTTGTTCGCGGGGCTTAGTGTTGATACAATCTTATCGGCTTCTACTTGGGTGCCATTTTCGGCCGCATAACTCTTTACCAATTCCGTGAAACTAGCAATATCAAACTCTCCTTTGGTCTTATAGAAGAAAACATTACCGCTACGAAAGAATTCGCGAAAATATTGATCTTTAATGGCCCAAATTTTTATAAACTTTAACCATTTACCAAAAAATTCCTTAGCCTTCGCCGATCCACCTTCCAAATAAATCTCAGCATTGCTAAATTCTGACATTATATCAATCGCGTTTCTTACTATGGCTACATTAGCATAAGCTTTTTGACATAATTCAATAGCGTCCCGAACCTCCCATAAATCTCCTTGTGTCTCAAATGGTAAATTTCCAGAACGTATATTTAAATACTTGTCCTGCATTTCTATAGATTGACCCGCCGCCGAACTAATACCTCTACTCTTGGTTGTAGTAGAATTATGATTGCGGGAATAAGATGCCCGCGACGTTTCATAATATGGCTCGCCCATAATTTTGGGCTCGTAATCAGCCAACAATGGCACCAAAGATTCAGAAGTCGGGGCGCCCTGAGCTTTGGTTATGTTTTGCCAGTAATCTGATTTTTTTACATACTTTCTCGCCATGCAAAATTTTACACGACGATAGTTTCAAAGTGACTTTTAAAGTTGACTTTTCGACTTTCTAAATCATCATTGGCGTAAAAGTAGAATCCGTTTCTTCTACATTCACTGATTGAAGGTCGAAGTAGATTTTAGCCATCCAATTAGCTAATATCAATGCCGAATAGGAGTCTTTGCGAGCGCGATCTCGCCCGCTTCCTTTTATGTTTTTTGGTAAATCAAACGTTTGGGTTCCTTGAATTGACGTGGTAGGAGTAATCATAGCCAACTGAGTTTTAGTTAGTTGAATAGTATCGTGCAAATGCTCTAAAAAGTCGATCATCAGTGCTTTATTTTTGGTGTCAGACACGTTTCCTTCGTTTGCGTCCCAATCTACGTTATCTAAAGATTCCTCTTCTGCCGTTTTTCTCTTATATTTTAAATTAGATATGCCAATGTTTTTATTGATTTGGCGGCGGAATTCTGTATCAATCGCTTGGCTAGCAAAATAGATTCTCTTATTGTCCAAATAAGCTTGCATTAATTCGTTGGCGGTACGAATCCATTGTGAAGTCGGAATACGCTGAATGACATAACGATGGTTTAATCTATTATATTCGTTTTTGGCGGCGATAAGATCTGAATTATATTCCTCTGCTTTATCGAATTTAGTATCTATCGTCTTTAAAAGTATACCTGATTTTTTAAAACATTCACTTTCGTTGCATGCGCTCATGAATGTTAATCCACCATTCATATCCATACAAATAGCTACTGTATTAAAATTAGTTAATAGATAATGAAAATAAGCAATATGATCTTTTAATGCCATTCCGGGTATTTCATACGAATGAACTAAAACCGTTGATTTCTTTTCTGGCAATAGTTTTAATACTTGAATAGCGAAAGAATCAGAGGTCTCGCTTTCTGCCCAAGATGAATCTAGGCCAATGATATATTCGTCGGCTGGATTTCCTACAACTTCGACGCATGGCAACTCACCTTCTGGGACTGTACATGCAAGCATCTTTTGAACAGAGAAAAAGCCTTCCGATTCGTTAGTGAATTGGGCGCCGTATTCGCGGCTAAACTGGGCATCACTCATCGTTGCTTTGGCCTGCTGAATTTGATTTCCGTCATATAATTGATTTGGTAACGCTTCATATGATAGCTGAATAATACATCTTCTGGCTTTATCGTCTGGCTTTGGATTTAAAATCAATCTTTCATAATTTTGATAATACTTATAAAGATTTTCAAATTTATAAGATGCAGAAGAAAGACATATTAATTTATTAGATGGCCATTCATAACGATCATCTTCTTTCAAATCTCCCTGAGCTATTAATTTCGTTTCTAAATCATAGATCTTTTTTCTTTCTACGGGATTTTGGATAACTGCTAGGAACGGAGATACGATTTCCGTGACTATTCTTTCCGGCATTAATAGAAATTCATCAATGATAATACGATTAAAACGATAACCGCGCAATTTTTCGCCGTCGCCCAAAGGCAGAGCAATTATTCTCGAACGGCCAATCTCCATCGACCAAGAATCCGAATTATGATTTACTTTTCCTATCGCTTGATTCATTAAATAAGCGCCGGGTTTAGATTGAATGTCTTCTATCTTTTTGAAAAGTAATTTTGAATTATGATTAATAAAACCATTACCCCAATAACAATGTTCATTGTCTACTTCTATATCATAGGTAATTATATCTTCTAAAGGATTAATTTCTTTTATGTCGTCGAAAAACAAATGAGAAGATTCTGGGTTTTTATATAAAAATCTTTTAATGGCGTCTTTAACCTTCTTATTCCATTTCGCTGTAGGCGGCTGAATCGTTTGAACGGTATTATTGACGCAGTTTTCAAGATAAGATTTTAATTTATTTTGTTTTCTACTTAATTTAAAACCTATTTGCTTATAAAACAGATCTAAATTATGGAAATTAGAAAAACAAACGTCATACCCCTCTCTAACGAAACATTTTTTACCACAAACGATAGTTTCCCCAATCTCTTTTCTAACTTTCATGGAGGAAATTATACCAAAAGTTAATAAAATGAGCTGAAACTGCCTTGCCATTTCCAGCGAAGCTGTAGTTAAATTAACTTTTGCCGATTTATAACGCTCGTCTGCATTGATATTAATGCACCCATCCGCGTCAAGATATCCACGTAAAAACGCCGCAATATGTTCTTTTTTAGCCCTTAACACTTTTTCTGGAATCGTTTTCGTTATAGCAAAAGTATTCACTTTATACCCCATATGTTCAAACGCTTCCGCTAATCTTTTCGAAGATAACTGAATAACCGAATACGTATCTTTTCTTTGGTGGCGAATATTATTTTCTGGTAATAATTTATTTAAATATCTTTCTAAAAAATCAATAATCTCTTGGTCTGCCGAAACAGTAGAAAAACATGGCCCCTTATTACTCTCCCTATAGGTTCCATCGCCAATAAAATGGCCTAACAAATAATAAAAATCATCATCGTCAACAGGATTGACCATCGGCTTGATCAACCATTTTTTTCCTTCAGCTTGTTTAAAATCAAGCATCTGTTCCTTTCCCTCCCCTCTTGACTCACATGAAATGGCGGCCAAGTCTCCGACTTTGATATCTTTTAATTCTTTATAAACAACGTCTTCTTTCTCTAAATCGAAAACAAGAATTCGATGATCTTTTTTGCCTTTTACAGAATAACGTTTTGACGTAACAATCCGAAGCCCTTCGGACGGCTCATTTTTCCATTTGTTTTTTACTTCTTGAAGACCTTCCTTAGCAAAAATTTTGTCACCAACATTAACATCTTTAATTCTTTTTAAACCAGTGCTTAATAAAACAAACTCATTTTCCTCCAAACACTGTCTGAAGCCGCTTGAAATTATACCAATTTGAATCCCTTGATTAAAAGTCGCGTCCAAAAAAGCATAGATTGCTGTAGACCACGATTTCGATCCACCACGGGCTACTACTCCCAAAACATAATCACTTTCCAACATAGACTTAATCATGATATGCTGGAACGGCAACAAAGTCGTATCACACAATAATTCCGCTGCGAAACTAATATTATTCCTCAAAAATTGATAAAACAATAGCTTAGCTTCTTTTTCATCTAAATAGCCTTTTCTCTCCAATATCTCCTTATTAGAAATTAAAGTATTCTTACGAGGTTTTTGCCCGCCGACATCCCATGCACACATATATTTTGTAAAAATTAACTAAATAGCCTGCCCTATACGGCCACACGCTATATTATAATATTCTAAGTTGTTTTCGAAACCAATAAATCGCCGATTTAGGTTTTTGGCTAGAATGCTTTCTAGAATAATTATCGACACATTTAAAATTTAAAATATTGTCTGGGAATCTTGTTGTTTTGCCGCCAACATAGTTACGAGTATTTGTTCCGTGGTAAGCTTTCCCATTCGAACACCCTTTTGCTGAATTTGTTTTTACATGACCATCTGTAATTTGTGGATTATAAGCTTTTCCGCCGAAAATACTAATTTCTTCTACTTTCCTAATTGGCATTCTTTTAGCGTGAAAGAAGTTGGTCCCTTGATTCTTATTCCAATACCAACAATATTTAAAATTGTTTAAGTTAGAAGATATAACATTTGTTGTAAACGGTTGGCATCCGAAAATAGCAGCAATATATCCTTTCTTACCTATTCTATTGAATTCCTTCCAAAGAGAATTAAAAGAAACTATAGAATCCCATTTTGGAGCAGTTAATCCATAGGGCGGATCAATAAGTACTAAATCAATAGACTTATCATCTATCTTTTTCATCCCCTCCAAACAATCTTCGAAATATAATTTGTTTAATTCTATCATACAATTTCTTTGTCAAGATAATATTGCACATCAGTTTTCCATAAACTCTTCCCCAAACACAATAATTTAGGAATAAGCTTTAAAGAATTGTGGCGGCTTCCCGAAAAAACAAACTGAATTCGGCGGGCATATTTATGCGACAAATGCCTCATATTATGCATGACAAATTCAAACGTAGAGTCGCGGACAAACTTTTTGGTGTTTTTTTTGACATTCTCGATTGTAGATTCAACAACAATATACAAATAACAATCCAATTCTATTGCTCGTTGTATCTCTCGCTCGAAACGTTCTAACCCCGAAGATAAAGTTCCCAAGAAATCACCTTCCGATTTTCTATCGACAAAAGTATAAGTATAATCTTGGCCGCCCAATAAGTAATCGCCCACCAAAAGCTTTTCTACCTTAACATTCTTAAATGGCAAAGGATCTTGCTCGCGAGTATCCACTAAAATTTGCCTATCATTAAAAACAAAGTCCTTAAATGAGTTTGGCGCCGGAACGTTGTATAATGGCTCTAAATCAATTTTGTTACAGGCGGCGCCATAAGTGCCAAAGTGGCGCCTAAAAACGTCTACAGGCGGCAAATTGAGCGTTTTAAGCTCATTGTAGAATGGCGCGAACTTGTAATCCTTCTCTGTTACCCGCTTTTTAAGCAAATCTAAACAAATAGTTTTGGCCTTATTGATATCTTGCTTAGTGAGCCATAAGATAAATTCCTCATAACTTATAAAATCTGTTTCAAAATAATCTTTCTTATTTTTAAAAGCAATAGGCTCATTAAACAAAAGAGATTTGCGGGGAAAATATTTACAATAATACTCGGCTTGATAAATACCATGCTTTTTTATATGAGCATGTAAGGATTTATCAGAATCAAATTGCTCATTACATGCGGCGCATTTTACCATAAATCAAATAGCATCTTCCTTGCTAATTCCCAATACCCGCGCTTTCCAAGCACTCATTGACTCTAACTTGTCGGCTTCTTCGCCAATCAGTTTCTTTTGTAGTTCTGCTTGCATGACCATCAAATTACGCTCCCGTTCGTCTTGGAATAATTCGACCAAGTTAAGAATAGAAGCATTACTTTGGAGCTGATTCTTTAATCTTTCGGAGCGCGAGCCATTGAGCTTTTGAATAGTTTTTTCGATTCGCGAGGCCGTTTGGTTAAGTTCTTCCGAAACGGTTTTAAGCATTTCGGTTAACTTCATCGACATATCATGTTGGCCGTCCGTCTCATGAAATATAGTGTTTAATTTATTCTTCTTTTCATTGATCTGTTTTATCAATACGTAATCCATAGATAAACCAATATATAGATTAACTTCATCTACTGTTAAATCGGCTTTATCCCATACAGCTCGCACATACTCTGACTCAAACATTTCTTTATCAGAAGAACTAGTATAAGAATTATAAATTTGAACAAATCGCGGACTTTGAAGATACAAAAGTAGCTTTTCAAGACAGCGCCGATCCTTCATTGATAGATTTTCCTCAACTAGGTTTTTGCCCGACCACTTGTTTACCTTTTTAATGCAAGAAGATATAAGCCTCGGGATAGCATAATTCTCATCAATCGTTGATTCTGCATCAGTAACAAATTCAGGGTGCTTTTCTTTAACGTACTTATGAACGGCCCTATATTGCGGCGTAATAAATATATTTAAATTAGTAACATTCTGCAATTCTTTATTAAATAGAACATGAGTAATATTCTTAACGGTCATGCCGCTAGTTCTGATATTTTGATCAATAAATTCCATATGTTCTTGAGTTAGAACATTAGTAGGTTTAATAGCTGGATCTTTTTTCTCGAATTTCTTGGAAGAATGTTTCGGGGCGATGGCGCCGCTTTGAATTAAAAACTCGCGAACCGTTTTAGATTCGGGCGAGCGGCCATTTAAACTATCTTGGCCGTAAGCTATTCCCGCCAAAACAATATAATCAGTAACACCTTCGTTGATTTTGTTGGTGATGATACGTTTTTGATCGTCTGTTAATGCACTCATTTATTAAAAACATCGTTGTTCGCTAGAATTAACTTAGCTCTAGCATATAGCATATTTTTTATGTTCTTTATCTGCTTATAGCCAGCTTTGCGGCCGACCTCGTTTGTCTTAAATTTTAATATCTTGGCTATTTCCTCATCGGACAAGCAATCAATAAAAAACATCTTATAAATGATATACTGTTTATCTGTTAATTGATCTTTAATTAAAATATGAAGGTTAAGTTCGGCATTAACGTAGTCATATTCTTTTTCAGACTCAATAGAGTTATGATAGTTTTTATGGTTTTCTAAACTAACTGGTAGTTTAAGATCGTGGGCGGCTTTCTTTGTTTTCTCCCATTTGGCATAGATTGGACATTCGTTACATTGGGTGCCGCTTTTTGTAACAGAACATGAACGTTCGCCAAACGCGCCGCTTCCTTTACTTTGGTTAAAAACACAAGTAAGACAAGGCCGCGCAACTGAAGAATATAAGTTTCTAATTATATTTTTGATTTGATTAGAAACAATTCTATTAATCCAAGGCTGAATCGGCCGCGCTTGGTCCCATAAATGCCACTTCTTAAATATATGTAATCGGATTACCTGCTCAACATCAGAATAATCCATCCAAGCAATGGCCCGCAATCTCCATTTGTTTCGGCGGCTTTTGATTAAAGCGTCAACAATAGGAAACATTTCTTCATATGTCTTATTTTCGTCTTTATTCATCAATTTCTTGAGATTGTTTGGGGCCGCACTCTTTCATGGAATCATTAGCGAAATCTTTCATAGATGGTTTCTTGTATCCATCTATTTTAATATCTTTGCCGGCGTCAACTGGCGCCCGACTTAATGCTTCGGCGATAGTTTGTCTGGTATTTTGCTTTTCAATAGTATAAGATAGCCTATCTGGTATAACTACGTGATTAGGGATACCGTCTTCATCTAATTCGTCCATTCGGGCGATTTGGCTTGGCGAGGCTTGAGCTTTGGCGACCTTTTGTCCGAATGATTCGCCGCACGAAGAACAGAATTTGGCGCCCAAATTATGTTTTGATCCACATGATTGACAGTATATATTGGCCATAGGTTATTTATTATGATTGTTGTTAGATGGTAGCTTCTTAAAGACCGATACTATATATTTTAGAATTTCAGAACGCATGATGTCTAATTCTGTAAGGGAGAATGTAAAAATTCCATTATCTTCAGACTCTTTGTTATTAAATAAATCAAACATTGTTTGAAATCCAGAATTAGAAATATCTGATTGAGCTGGATCGGCAAGAATTAGCATTTTTGTATTTTCACCAATACGAGTTAAAAATGTAGTTATCTCTTTAAAACTGGCGTTCTGGGCTTCGTCGAAAATGGCAAATTTGTTTATCCAACTAGCTCCTCTAACGAAATTAATTGGCAATGCGCGAATAATCTCTTCTTGAATAAGATGATTTGCCTGTTGTGGCGGAAGAAGCTCTTCTAGCTTTTCAAATAGCGGGGCTAAATAAGGCAAAAGCTTCTCGGCCACCGTGCCAGGGGTATACCCGAGCGATCGACTGCTTGATTCGATAGCTGTTCTAATATAGTTAACTTCGATCTTATTGTTTTCAGAGATTAGTCTTAGAGCAGTATATGCTGCGAGCATCGTTTTGGAACTACCGGCCGGGCCACTAATAAATACAACTTTTGTTTTTTTATCAAGAATAGTAGTAATTAAATGTTTTTGCTTTTCAGTAAAATTAAACTGTTTGATTGTAAGCTTAGTAGACTTATTTATATTTTCTTGAATTTCTAAATCGATCTCTTCGACAATTAGATTCTTCTTCTTTTTCTTGTGGTTATGTTTAGACATGTTTATTATATTTTTAACCAAAAATTAATTATTATCAGAAGGCATAGGATTCAAGACGGCTTTGTCTCCTCTAACTTCTTTAGCCTTATTATTATAAGCTTGAATAGCTTCCTCTATGGTAGAATAAACTCCAATATATTTAGAATTAAATTGAGCAATAAACTTCTTTCTCGACTTATTATGTTTTATCCCAATATATCCGTCGAGGACATATACGCGCTTCGCCTTATTTTCAAAAACAATATCTATTTCATCTTTCTTGATTACATTCAAAACTGCCTTTTCGCCGAATAGCTCAGAAGCTTTAGCGTTATACGCCTCAACCGCTTTATACAACGACAAAAAGGAGCCTATTTTAATACATTCCCCGTTAAACGTTATCTTGACATAAAAACGATTTGCGCAATTAGACTTATTTACGCCGAAATATCCAGTGTTGCTTTTCGCGTCATTATTTCTTTCTGGAACTAGGTCTTTTAATTCATCTCTAACAGGATTAACTGATACAATTTCATTTTTAATGTTTGCGAAATCTCCATGAACTTCTAAGGCTTTAGCTTTGTAAGCTTCAGAAGCTTCTTCGGCAGTTTTAAAAGATCCGACGTGAATCTTTTTGCCATTCAGTCTTGTTTCTGCAATAAATCTATTACTTTGTTTGCTGAACCAAACGCCTTTGTGCCCCGATGTATTATGTTTTGCTCTCCCACGATTGCGCGAGTTTTCAGCATGCGTACAAAGTCTCAAATTTTCTTTTCTATTATCAATACCATCACCATTAATATGATCTACTTCTAAATCATCAGGAGCCTCAGTAACAAGTCTATGCATATAAATTGTCTCTTTTTTACCATTTACGATTACGTCTCTTACTGCATATCTTTTACAAAAATACCATCTAAACTTATTTAACCGTTCAAAATCATCGTCATTAACGATAGCCACTTTCCCCTGAGTTAATTGAATTAGCTTAGACATTATATTGTTTTTATAATTTAACCACGAAATTGTTTAATAACCGGACCTAGAAAGAAAACCAGCGGCGTTCTCGCTGGCAAAATTAGAAGGCCAACCAACTGCTCCAAAATTGACAAAAGTATTATCTAATTCTATTTTTAGACTCGCGACCTTACCATTCTTACGCGCCAAACCATTTAATTCTTTAAAATCGTTAGAATTAACAATAATAGATTCTAGTTCCTTAATTCTATCTCCATCAGTCTTTTTGGCGGCCATCTTTACTTTAACTAAATCAACACAATATTTTTCAAAATCTTCTAAACTAGGGTATCGATCAATTAAATGAGCGTCAAAAGATAAATTATGCCCAATCCCAGAATTAGATGGCGTCGCATAAAAATAAACCTGACCACAATTAACCTTAATATTAGAAGCAGAATGATAACTCGCAACATTAGCCTTCGTCCAAATATCACAATACTTTTTAATATCCTCGTATGACTCTTTGAAAGAAGCTATTTTAGACATTTTATTAAAAGACGATGTATCTACACATATTAACCTTTCCCAGAACTATTTAAAGCAAAAACATTTGAGCAAATCCTCCAAAAGAGTATAATAAATAAGAAATGACGTTTCATGTTCTTGGTATTCCTTACGTAGCAACAAAAAAAGATAATTCTTTGTGCGCTTTTACTATAAAAGTTCTGCAATTTTGCGAGCAGATGACAAAACGCGGCCACAAAGTCTTATTCTATGGTCATAAAGATAGCAAAGTAATATGTTCGGAGCATATAACTGTTACTAATGACCAAATACTAGCTCTCAGCTATAAAAATTTAGACTGGAAGAATCAAGGATTCAATCAAAACGTCGATACGGACGCTTTTAAGATCTTCA